CTACACAAGCGGCTACTTTTACAGTTTCTGGTGTAACACATTATTTGGCAGCTCAAGGAACATTTGGAGCAGGTAGTACAGTTTCTGAGCAAAATGGCTTCTTGGCACAACCGAGCCTTATAGGAGCTAATCTTAATATTGGATTTAGGGGAAGGATGCCTTCTGGTAGTGGTAGATGGAATTTGTATTTTGACGGCACAGCTAATGCATATATTTCTGGCAACCTCCTTCTGGGCAGCACGACAGATGGAGGGCAGAAGTTGCAGGTGACGGGGAACGCAATAGTAACGGGTAGTGGAAATACTTCAGGTTCATCTTCACTAACAATTGCGAATAGCGAAAGGATAATGTGGAGGTTTAGGAATGACGGTGTTATTCAAGCAAATCCTGCAGAGCAATCAGCTTCAATATTTTTACAAGCCCAAGGTGGTACATTGGGTACTCCAGCATTAACTGGTGATTTGTCGATTGGAATATCAAATACAAGAGCTGCTGGAGGACCACTTGGTCATGGAGTTTTATTTATCACAAAATCATTTGCTGATACTCATACAAGTAGTACAACAAGGTATTTGTATATAAATCATGTATCTACAAACAGTTTTGCTCCAACAAGTGGTAATGGAGGATTAATATTTCAAGAGATAGCTGGTACAATTAATCAAACAGGAACGGCTACTGGAATATCAAGAGGACTCTATATTAACCCAACATTGACAAGTGCAGCGGATTGGAGAAGCATTGAATGGGCTAATAACTCAGGTTGGGGCTTATATGGAGCAGGAACAGCTACAAACTATTTAGCAGGAAATCTTGGTATTGGCACTACAAATCCACAAAGAGTTCTACACGTACACAGCACAACAGCAGATAATCACCTTGCTATATCTGGAACTGCACCATCCGTATCTCTATCTGACGCTGTTACTGGGGCTACGCATCAGGCTAAATTCGGTTTAGCAACTGCTGCTAATAATTTTGCAACTGGTTCTGTAGCAGGAGACTTTGTAATGAGTGCTCAAACTGGTGGCATAATATTTGCTTATAATAGTAGTGCTCTTGCTAAATTTACTACAGCAGGTAATCTATTGATTGGCAGTCTAACAGATAATGGTCAGAAACTACAGGTTACAGGAACGGCTAATATCACAGGTATTACTACATTTGGCGCAGGTATAAACATTCCAAATAGTTGTGATATAACAAGTGGAACTACTTGGGGAACTGGAACTTTGAACTTTTTAAATGGTTCTACCACCTATGCATCATTCCAAATAGCTAATAATAGGTTTAGGTTAAATATTAATAACATCCTTCATTTTGCAAGTGCTAATGCATATATCGGTACGGGTGATAACTATAACTATGCAATAAGAACAAACAGCGTTGAAAGGGTAACTTTTGATACAAATGGCAGAATGGGGGTAGGTCAAACAACACCAACGGCAATAGTAGATATTGCTCCATCTACCACATCAAATGCATCTCTTCGTATACGCTCAGGTACTGCACCAACAGCACCAAATGATGGGGATATATGGCAGGATGGAACAGATTTGAAGATTAGAATCGGAGGAGTAACTAAGACATTCACACTCGTATAATTAATCATCTATTAAATATAAAAACAAATGGCTAAGCAAATCTCACCAGTTAATATCTGGGTAAATGGAATGGTAAAAGTAGCGGAGCAGTTCACGCTTCGCTCAATCAATGATGACTTGGAGACATCCGCTACGTTCTACTATGAACTAAAAGAGGCAGATGTAACTACACAAGACTCTGAAGGTAATGATGTCACTACACAAGGTTCGGTTATTGCCGTTGGAAATCTTGGCATGGATGGCGTAAGCTATCAAGATTGGGGAAATCAAAGCGGCGTAGATATTAACACTTGGGCTTATGATTGGGCGGCAGGAAAGTTGAACCTGACAATAATTTAAAAACATCTATTTACGTATAAATACCTATTATGAATTTAACAGAACTCAAAGCGAAATGTTATGACATCCTTGCACAGATTGAATACTTGCAGGGTGAATTACAGAAAACAAATGCAGAAATTTCAAAATTGATTAAAGAGAATGAAGGCAAAGGTCAATCCGTTACCGATTAGCTTTTCGGAGTTTAGTAAAGAGCCTGTAAAAGGTGTTCTATTTATGGCAGTACTTGCTATCGGTTATTTGTACATAGATAATAAATTTACGTACAATGAACAGATAGAAAAGCAGGGAGTGAAGATTGAAAAGTTGGAGGCAAAGATTGATGCTTTGACTATGCAACTGAAAAAATCAGATTCATTACTTGCTGCTGCTGCTTCAAGGATTGCAACTTTACAAGAACTTGGAAAGATAAAATGAGGTGGATTACCTTGATATTATTTATGGCATCCTGCTCTGAGAAAGGGCAGGATGTTTATGTTTATGAAACGGATTCTGTTTTAATAAAGAGCCAGGCTACGACTCAAGATGTGCAGGAGGCTATCAGCGAAGCGGATGTTATCATACATAAAGAAGAAGAAAGGATAACAGAAAACCTGCATACCTTAAAGAAGGAACTTGATGAAGCTAAAGAGGTGCAGCAAAAAAACAAGGTGGTATATATTCATGATACTATCATAATAAAAGAAAAGACAAACTTTTGGGGTAGGAAAAGAGTAAGTGTTGATAGCAGTACATTTATTGACTCTTTAGAATATAACTAAATGAAACAATTCTTTTGTGAGGATAACGACAGGTTATCTATGAAAAGGCTTTGCGGCTTTCTTTGTGTAGTAATGCTTTGCGTTACTATGTATCATAATTCATTTCATTCTACTGAACCATCTGAAGCATTGGTTTATGCTGTTGCATCCCTTGCTTTTGGTTGTTTAGGTTTAACATCGGTAGAAAAAATATTCAAAAAGAATGAAGATAAAAATTGATTGGATAGCCGTATGCTTATGGTTTCTTCTGCTTACCTTATTAGCAGTATGGCTTACATCCTGCAACCCTGTTAAGAAAGTATTGAGCAATAGAGAGATGTTTGATGAAGTTGCTAAAGAGGTGGTAAAGGCAGGGTATTGTGCAAATGATACGACCATAATAACTAAGAGTGATACTACTATTATGGTAGATACATTGACGTTAATAGAAGATAAATTTACAGTTGAAGTGGTAAATGATACTACATACATAACGAAATGGAAGACGGATGTAGTCACAAAAAAAGTAACTATTCGTGACACTGTTAAATCTGTGGTAGTAGATAATGCAAGGATTAAGCTATTGCAGGAAGATTTGATAAAGGCTAATGAGGAAAGGTTGAACTGGAAAGAAAGAGCAAATAAAACATTCGGTTATCTACTGCTCTTGATATGTGGTATAGGTGTTTACTTATTCTTAAAATTTAAGAAATGAAATTAAATAAAGCAGGTGCTGATTTGATTAAATCCTTTGAAGGTCTGAAGTTGAATGCATATAAATGCAGTGCAAATAAAGAAACTATCGGGTACGGCAATACATTCTATGAAGATGGCAGTCCTGTTAAAATGGGAGATACCATTACAAAGGAAAGGGCAGATTCTCTTTTTGAATTAATCGCTGATTCATTTGCTGTCAAAGTAAAAAATTGTATTCAAAAGGATATAAATGAGAATCAATTCGCTGCTTTAGTTTCATTTGCATATAACTGCGGCATAGGTAATCTAAAGAGCAGCACATTACTGAGAAAGGTAAATACTAATCCGAATGATGCAACTATCAGGGCAGAGTTTCTTAAATGGAATAAAGCATCAGGAAAGATATTGGCAGGATTAACGAGGAGGCGAGAGGCAGAGGCGAATCTGTATTTCAAACCCTTATAAATATGGCTAACAATCCAAAGTTTAGTAAAACCAATTTAGCAGAAGATTATCGGAATAAATATGGGTGGGATATGCCTACCCTTAAACTTGCAAGGATTATGCATAAAGACAATCCTTTGCTGTTTAATAGTGCAGAAAGGGCAAGGGATGTACTCAGGCAAATTGAAGGCAAAAGCAGTAAAAGAGTAAGAGTGAGAATGGTTGTTGAAGAAAGACCTAAGAATCCGTACAACCTACCGAAATCTGAGGAAGCTATATATGAGCCATATAAATTGAATGCAAAGCGTTTACTCGTTCTATCTGATTTGCATATACCATATCATTCTATTGATGCTATAACTGCTGCATTTGATTATGCAAAGAAAGAGAAGCCAGATGCTATATTGTTAAATGGTGATGTACTTGATTTCTTTGGATTAAGTAAATTTGAGAAAGACCCTAAAGCCAGGTCTTTTGCTCATGAATTGGCTGCATTTAAAGAGTTCATGGAAATCCTTGATAAAACATTTAAAGCAAAGGTTTACTATAAGATGGGCAACCATTGTGAAAGGTATGAGCATTTTCTTTGGAGAAGGGCACATGAGATTGTAGGGGTAGAGGAATTTGAATTTAGCAATATCATCAAAGCAAGGGCAAACGGCATTGAGATAATTAAGGATAAAAGAGTAATGAAGGCAGGTGATTTAAACATTATTCATGGTCATGAATTTGGAGGTGGTATTTTTAGTCCTGTAAACATTGCGAGGGGTTTGTATATGAGAGGTAAGGTATCTGCCATGCAAGGGCATTCACATCAAACTTCCGAACATACTGAGACGGATATGAATGGTAAATTAGTCACTACATGGTCTATAGGATGTTTATGTGAACTAAATCCTACATATAGACCTTTAGCAAATAAATATAATCATGGCTTTGCTATTGTTGACATAGAAGGCGATAACTTTGAAGTAAGGAATAAAAGAATCTTCAAAGGTGTTATTTTATGAGTAAAGCATTAGACCATCAAGAGGGTGGCAGCCATTACAAGAAGATGGCTATTCAGCCAATTGATTTCATCTATTTCAATGATATACCTTTTATAGAAGGGAACATCATTAAGTATATTCTGAGGCATAAGAAGAAGAATGGTCTGGAAGATTTAAAGAAGGCAAAGCATTATCTTGAAATATTAATAGAGAAAGAATATGAAAATCCCTAAAACATTTGATAAAATGAATCTGGACCAACAGGAGGCATGGCTTGTGAATAAGCTAATGAAGTTGCAATTGGATGTAGAGGCTCTCAGAAGGCTATTAGCAAAGGTTAGGGGTGGGAATAAGATAGACATACAAATGGATGACAGACCCGATGAAATTGCCTTAAAAGTGTTTTAAATGCTATTTATGATTGATGAAAATAATCAAAAGACCATTGGGCAGGGAAAAGGTATGGGGTTTGGCTCATTCCGATGGGACTATTGAATTAGATTCATCTCTGAAGGGATACAGATATCTACTATATTTGCTGCATGAATTCATGCATATAAGGCATCCCGAATGGTCGGAAGCTAAGGTTAGAAAGGAAAGCACAGCAATGGCAAGGCTATTGTGGAAGCAGGGATTTAGAAAGATAGAGGCTTAAAAATACTCATGCATAGTTTTGATTGTGACAACGGCTCAGGTTTCTACTTGAGCCTCTTTTTTTATAACATATTGTAAATCAATCAGTTAGGAATATTTTAAAAAAAAGTAAAAAAAATTGTAAAAAAGTTTTGCAGTTTAGATAAAAGTATTATCTTTGATAAACAATTTAACAATCACAATTAAAACAAAGCAAATGAAGAACAAAGATTTTACCTACCTCATGATTGTCTTACTGGTTATGACATTCGGATTAATTTTAGCAGGAAACCTTAATTTTTAATTTTTAAAACACAATCAAAATGAACTTAGATTTTCAAAAATTATCAGGCTGGGAATTAACTAAAGCCATCTACTTAGTACAACAGGCTAAAGAATTAGGAATGAAATTAGATGGATATGGGCAGATAGATGTAAACCCAAATTCGGGTTATACATACCTATGGTCAGAAGATTATCCATTTACTTTGTATATGCCAATAGATTGCAGATTGAATAGTAATGATGTATGGGTACTTTACACAGATACCATGAACGGGGAAGAAGTAGAAGAAAGGCTGAGCAACTTTGAAAACCTTGATGCCATCTACGAATGGGTAGAGAAATTAGAAGCAGAAGAAGAAGAAGAATTTTAATAAACAATAAAAACCAAACAAATGACAGCAGAACAAATCAAAGCAGAAAGAAGGGCAAAGA